TAGAACCTGGTGAATTTGTAATTCGTAAACCTGCTGCTAAATCTATCGGTGCAGGCAACTTAGGTCAAATGAATGCTACTGGTGCTGCTGGTATGGGTAATGTACAATTTAATATTGTTAATGAAGGTAAGCCTAAAGAAGCAGAACAACAAGGAGAACCTAAACTCGATGCAGATAAAATTGTTATTGATGTTGTGCTCAGAGATTTAGCTGCTAATGGCCCTATTAGACAAGCTATGAGAAATGGATAAGATATGACTACTTCTACCTACCCTGATGATGCTATCGCACCTATAACTGCTTTTTCAGTTGTAGGTACTGCTACTTTTAATACCACAGGTGCTACTAGGGTAGCCTTTAATTTACCTAGTGCTGTAGAAAGTAAAGGTGAAGTCACTGTATTCCAAGAAGGAATCTTACAATCTACAGGTTCCTATTCTTTATCCAATGCAGGACAAACAATAAGTTTTGTTGCAGCTCCTAATGCCACTGAGTTAATAGTTAAGACAATATCACTTCCCGCTAGATACAGACTAAATAGAACTTTTCCTTCAATAGCTGCTGTAGATTACGATAATACTACTACTGTAACTAATGGTAATGGTTATACTATTAATGGTGTTACTGAGGGCTTTTCTTTTCCGTCTACTGTAAATGTAGCAACTACTAGTGATTTTATGGTATATGTAGGTGGTGTTTTTCAATCACCTAGTAGTTACACATATCCTTCTGTTAGCTTAGCTTATCAAGGTATAGATATAGGTGATAATAACGCTGTTAATTTATTAACTAACTTTGCAGATAACTTAACTGATTCTAGTCCTAAAGAACATACAGTTGCTATAAATAGTGGTTCTGCATCTTTTAACCAAAGTAACGTAGTCTTAGATGGTTCTAAATATATAGCTGTAACAGGTTCAGGTAATGATTTTAATGTAGGAGAAGAGAAATCATTTACTTTTGATACTATTATAACTCCTGATTCAGGATCTAGTATGAGTTCTAATCAAACTATATTAGCTCGTCATAATAGTGGTACAAACTATTATGCTCTACGCACAGTAGGATCAAATTCTACTATAGGTTTTATAATAAATAAATCAAATAGTATAACAGAAATATATGGTGGTAACTGTAATGGAGGTACTAGTTATCAAGTAGCTGTATCTTACGATAAAACTACTGCTAATTTACGACTCTATGTGGCTAATGCACTAGTTAAATCATTAAATTATAATCCTGCAGTAACTCCTTTTCCGGGCGGTTCTTTAATTATTGGTGCTAATAATTCTGTAGATGGCGGCTCTGTTGCTAGTCAAGAAAGATATAAAGGTAAAATTGACTATATAAGAATGGCAGATGGTGCGAGATATAGAGGAGCAATTCATAATGTTCTTACTACTACTGCTACTGTGATTGGTGGGTCTCCTTTAGGAGCTATTGATAGTGAGGATACTTTATCTATACGCGTATTTGACTCCGATGTTTCTGTATCTGATAGATTTAACTCTATGGCTGATAGAAAACCTGATGGAGGTTTTACCACTACTAAAAAGTTTGCTACTTCTACATTTACTTCAGAAGCAGGGTATGAAAAAAGAAGATTAAAATCAAGAAGACCTCTTCGCTCTTATGACTTAAAATACACTAATATTTCAGGAATAGAAAGAACTGCTATTGAAAATTTTTATAACGCTAGAAGCGGAGATTTTGAATCTTTTAGTTTTGACTTGTCACATCTAAATGAAAGTGGTACAATTAGTGCAAGATTTGATGGAGATCTTAGTATAACACAAGTTCTTTCGTCTGGTCCTTCATTGACTGAGAATATTTATTCGGTTGGTTTTAAATTGAAAGAGACATATGACTAATGACTGCTAGAAACTATGATGTAATTTTAACTGTAGCAGATTCTTCTAATTTTATTCCTGGTAATGCTATTGTCGGTAGTACTAGTGCTACTGTTGGTTTTATTGCTAATGTTACTCAGGCAACTAAACAAATAAAAGTTAAACTAAATAACGTATTACAAGAATTTCATACTAGTGAAACAGTTACTTCTAAGTCTGTTGTTATAAGTGGTACTGCAAACGGTGTATTGAACACTCTTAGTGTTCCTTTTAAATCAAATGTATTTGCTAGTGAAACAACTACTGCTACTTCTAGTATAGCCTCACAAGCTCCTAGCCCTTTCATAGCAGAAAAAAATGCTTTTATTCAGAATCCTATAGTAAGACTGTATGAAATATACTATCCGGGAGAGTGGTTTCCTCCTACTCCTGAAGGATTACCTACTGGTGATGGAGAAGGTAGAGCATGGCC